GCCGATGACGAACGCGAGGCGCTGGACCGGTTGGTCGTGTGGATGGAGCGAGGCCGTGAATGATCCTGTACGACCTGCCCGCCGACCTGGTCGGCACGGACGACCGACTGGACAACTGGGGCCGGTGGGCGCGCGACCTGAACCAGCGTCCGGGCTACGCGCGCTCGGTCGAGAGCCGCTACCGCCGCCCGGCGGCCGAGGACGACCCGAGGCGCCGCCCGACGATGCCGATCGACGCGATCGACGCGCAGTTCGTCGGGCGCGCACTGGCGCCGGTCGCCGGCATGCCGTGGCGCGAGGCGCAGCTGCTGCAGGCGCACTACGTGTACCAGGCCGACTACCGCACGACCTGCAGGCGGCTGGCGCTCGCCTGGTCGCGCTACCGCGAAGAGGTGATCCGCGCCCTGTGGATGGCGCGCAACCGGATCGCGCAACGCGAGACCCTTGGACACGGACCGAAGACCGATGCATAATCCCGCCGTCACCACCGATTACCGCGAAAGCGAGGCTGGGCTGCCGTACGGCAGGCCCAGTCGTCTCCCGAGCCCGCCGGCACCCGCCCGCGGGCTCTTTGCATTGCAGGCCCGAGCATGACGCCCCAGCAGGAGCGATTCGCGCAGGAGGTCGCGAGCGGCAAGAGCCAGTCCGAGGCGCACCGGATCGCGTACCCGAAGTCCGCGAAGTGGAAACCGTCGGCGCTCTGGAGCAGCGCTTCGGCATTGCTGGCCAACCGTGAGGTTTCGGCAAGGGTCGATGCGATCCGCGCCGAGCTCGCCGAACGGGCCATATGGAGCCGCGAGCAGTCGGTCAAGGTGCTGTCCGAGGTGGCCGCATCCGGCGAGAAGGATGCGGACCGCGTGCGCGCCGTGGCCGAGCTCAACAAGATGCACGGCTTCGAAGCCCCGCAGCGCATCGAGCATTCGGGCGGCATGTCGGTGAGCCTGGTGGTGCGCGGGATTCGGCCGAATGGCGGTTGAGCTGCTGTGCGACGTACCTGACGTGCTGCTGCCCTTCATGGGGCCGCGGCGCTACAAGGTGGCCTACGGCGGGCGCGGTTCTGGCAAGTCCTGGTCGATCGCCCGCATGCTGATCGCGCGGGCCGCCACCGAGCCGATCCGCGTGCTGTGCGCCCGCGAGACGCAGAAGTCGATCCAGGAGTCGGTCCACCGGCTTCTGAAGGACCAGATCGAGGCGCTCGGGCTCGGCGCGCACTTCGAGGTGCAGGAGACCCGGATCCTCGGGCGCATCGGCTCGGACTTCGCGTTCGCCGGCATCCGCCAGCAGGGCGTGGCCAACCTGAAGTCGTTCGAGGGGGTCGACGTGTGCTGGGTCGAGGAGGCCCAGGTCGTCACGAAGCGCAGCTGGGACGTGCTGATCCCGACGATCCGCAAGCCGGGCAGCGAGATCTGGATCTCGTTCAACCCCGAGCTGGACACGGACGAGACGTTCACGCGGTTCGTGCTGAACCCGCCGGCGGACTCGCTGGTCGTCGCCTGCAACTGGTCGGACAACCCGTGGTTCCCGCCCGAGCTGGAGCGCGAGCGCCAGGACTGGCTCAAGCGCGATCCCGAGGGCTACAAGACGGTCTGGGATGGCCAGTGCCGGGCCGCAGTCGAGGGCGCGATCTACGCGGCAGAGATCATGCGCCTGCAGTCCGAGGGGCGGCTGTGCAACGCGCCCGTAGATCCGCTGCTGAAGGTGCACACGGTCTGGGACCTGGGGTGGAACGACTCGATGTCGATCCTGATGGCCCAGCGTTCGCCCAGCGGCGAGGTGCGCGTCGTCGACTACATCGAGGACAGCCACCGCACGCTCGACAGCTATGTGGCCGAGCTGGCGACGCGCCCGTGGCGCTGGGGCGTGGACTTCATCCCGCACGACGGGCGCAGCAAGGATTTCAAGTCCGGCAAGAGCACCGAGGAGATCCTCCAGGCGCTCGGGCGCACGGTCACTGTGCTGGGGCGCGACGACGTGGAGGAGGGTATCCGGCAGGCGCGGATGATGTTTCCGCGCTGCTGGGTGGACCGCAAGGCGACCCCACTCATCAACCGGTTGAAGCGCTACCGCCGGGCGCAGAACGCCACCACCGGCGAGTACGGCGCCCCGCTGCACGACGAGAACAGCCACGGCGCGGACGCCTGGCGCTACCTGGCGATGGCCGAGCCGCAGATGCACAACGACGACTGGGGAGGGGCGTTGAAGTACCCCCGCCTCGGCGTCGCATAGGACACCCGAGAGATGCCGCAGAAGATCACGGACGCCGAGCTGATGGCCCGCGTCGAGCAGGAGCTACGCTCGGCGCAGGACTACATCGGCGGCAAGCTGTCTGCGCAGCGTCAGAAGGCATTGCGCTACTACCTGGCGCAGCCCGAGGGCGACCTGGCGCCGCCCGAGGTCGAGGGTCGTTCGTCGTTCGTGTCCGCCGACGTGGCCGATACCGTCGAGTGGATGCTGCCGTCGCTGTTGCGCATCTTCACGGCGAGCGATCGGGTCGTGCAGCTGTCGCCGCGCAAGCCCGGCATGGAGCAGACGGCAGAGGACGCCACCGACTACCTGAACTGGATTTTCGGCACGCAGAACGACGGCTTCAAGTCGCTCTACACGATGTTCAAGGATGCGCTGATCTCGAAGGTCGGCGTGCTGAAGGTCTGGTGGGACGACCGCCTGGACGAGGCGCGGGAGGAGTACCACGGTCTCTCCGACGCCGAGCTCACGCAGCTGCTCGATGACGAGGAGGTCGAGCCGATCGAGCACTCGGCCAGGCCGGACGAGAAGTCGGAAAAGCAGCGTCAACAGGCGCTGGAGCAGCTCGGGCAGCAGCTGGTGCAGGCGCAGATGGCCTCGCAGCAGGGCGACCAGCAGGCCGCGCAGGCGGCGGTGCAGCTGAACCAGCAGATCGCGCAGATTCGCGGCGCGCCGCCGGTGATGGTGCACGACGTGACATGCAAGCGCGTGCGCCGCGCCGCGCAGGTGCGCATCGAGCCGGTGCCGCCCGAGGAGTTCTTCATCTCGCGCGCCGCCAAGCGCATCGCGGACGCGCCTTTCGTGGCGCACGTCGTCGAGCGCAGCATCTCGGACCTGCGCGCGCAGGGCTTCGACATCGAGGACGCCGAGATGCCGTCCGACGAGTCGGGCATGATCGGCAAGAGCGCCGAGCGCGTGCAGCGCTGGAACTACGACGACTCCACCGCGCCGTTCCCGAACATGATGGAGCCGCCCTCCGACCCGTCGATGCGCCGGGTCTGGGTGGTCGAGGCGTACCTGCGCGCAGACGTCAACGGCGACGGGATCGCCGAGTGGCGCCGCGTGCTCAAGGTCGGTCGCCGGCTGCTCGAGAACACCGAGTGCGACGGCCCGCCCTTCGTGGCCGTGACGCCTGTGCCGCTGCCGCATCGCTTCTTCGGCCAGTCGGTGGCCGACCTGGCGATGGAGACGCAGAAGCACAAGACCGCGATGATCCGCGCGATCCAGGACAACCTGTACCTGCAGGTCAACGGCCGCTACTTCGCGGTCGAAGGTCAGGTCAACCTGGATGACCTGCTCACGAGCCGCCCGGGCGGCGTGGTGAGGGTCAAGCAGCCGGGCGCCGTCGGCGCGCTGCAGCAGGGCATCGCCGACATGGCCGACACGTACCAGCTGCTCGAGTACATGGAGGTCCAGAAGGAGAACCGCACCGGCTTCACGCGGTACTCGCAGGGCGCCGACTCGCAGTCGCTGAACAAGACGGCCACCGGCATCGGGATCATCACGAACCGTTCGGACATGCGCACCGAGCTGGTGGCCCGCGTGTTCGCCGAGACCGGGGTGCGCGACCTGTTCGTGCGGATCCTGCAGCTGGTGTGCCAGTACCAGGATGCCGAGGCGCAGTTCATGCTCAACGGCCGCTGGCTCAACGTGAACCCGCGCGAGTGGCGTCACCAGTTCGACGTGATGGTCAACGTCGGCCTGGGCACGAACGACCCGCAGTCGCGCATGGCGCAGATCACCCAGCTGATGGGCGTGCAGCAGCAGCTCTTCCCGCTCGGCGTGGTCTCGCCGGTCGAGGCCTACAACGCGGCGGCCGAGCTGGTGAAGGCGCTGGGCTACAAAAACTCGGAGCGCTTCCTGCGCGACCCCCAGCGCAATCCGCCGCCCCCGCCGCAGCCGGACCCGAAGGTGCAGGCGGAGCAGATGCGCATCCAGGCC